TCAGGTGAATGAGCAGGCGCAATCCACGCCCGAGGATTCCAGTTGCAGCGTGGCATGTTGAATGCCGAAATGCTCTTCCAGCTCGTGCAAGGCTTCCGATAGCAGCCGGCTGTCATCCGCCGGATCGGACCTGACGATATGGGCGGTGAGCACGGTCTCCGTCGTCGACACCGGCCAAACATGCAGATCGTGCAAGGACACCACCCCAGGGATCGCGGCCAGGCAGGCAGTGATTTTGCCTGTATCAAGGCCGGGGGGCACGGCGTCCATCGCCATTGCCACCGATTGCCGCAGCAACGACCAGGTGGCGGCGATGATGACACCGGCCACGACAATGCTGATGACCGGGTCGACCCAATACCAATGGGTGAGGATAATAACGCCACCGGCCACGACAGTGGCGAAGGCCAGAGCAGCATCCCCCGCCAGGTGTAAAAAGGCGCCGCGCACATTCAAATCCTCCTGCCCGCGCAGGAACAGCAAAGCGGTGCCGCCATTCACGAAAATACCACCGGCGGCGATAATCATCACGGTCGCACCACCGACCTCAGGCGTTGCCAGCAGGCGCAACACAGCCTCCCACGCAATGGCACCGGTGATCACCAATAGCCCGACCGCATTACCAAGCGCCGCGAGGATGGAAGCACGGCGCATGCCATACGTGTAAGTGGCGGAAGCCGCCTTTAAGGCCAGCCGGCCGGCAACCCAGGCGCCAAGCAGCCCGGCGACATCCGATAGATTATGCGCGGCATCCGCCAGCAGCGCGAGCGAATGGGCGAAAATGCCCGCGATAACTTCGACCACGACATAAGCCAGATTGACGCCAAACCCAATGGCAAAGGCTTTGCCCATCGCTTTCGGGTCGATCTTATGATGATGGCCGCCGCCATGTTCATGTGTATGAGCGCCATGATGATCATGCTGGTCCATGAATCGCGCATACCATGCCGGGAAACCAGTGCCAATTTTATTTGATGAATTTTATTTGGCAACCGCCATTTTGATGGCCTGCACATGGGCGCGGCAATCCTGCCCGGCCTGCCAGAGATTGACGATATAGTCCGCAACCTGCGACTGGCTGGTGACAGTTGGCACGGCCGGTGCCGGCGCACAGGCCAGCAGGTCCGGCGGAATCTCCGGCGTGACCGTGACAATACGGGTGGGTACGGGTTTCGTGGCACAGCCGGCCAGCAGAAGCACGAATAGCATCATAAGCCGCTTCATGGCGCGCTACCTTGCAGGGCACGCAGGCTATCCAGCGCCTGCGAGAGCACGGGCGCAACCGGCCCATCATCACCCGGCGGCGCGAGGCTGATTTTTTCACTGATCCGGCTGGTGGCCGTATTGGTTGCCAGCGTCTGGGCATCCAGCGCCTGCAAGCTTTCAGTCCATTTCGCCTGCTGCGCTTGATAGGACGCGATCGCCGCGACATTCTCTGCATTCTGCTGGGCCAGCACCTGGTTTGCCTGCGTGGCCGCGGCCAGATCATGCCGCAAAATAGTGACATAAAGCAGACCCGCCAGCACGACGCCGCCGGCGACCAGATAGGGCACCAGGGGCCCCAGAATTTTAAGAAGAATTGCCGGCATTCGAGCCTCCGTTAAAACGTCCGGTCATCGGATCGATGCCGGACGTGGCTTGTGAATTCGCGGATAGTCGCGCCCGCAGGCCAAAGCCGGCGGACGCCGCGCCCAGCAAAGCACCGATGCCGGTGCCAAAGCCGAACGGATCAAAATTCTGGCCGCGCGCGACCACCGAATAAATTTCCAGCCCAAGAAAAACCGCCGCACCGGCGATTGAAATCATCGCCTGCTCATCGGGCCGGCCCTGATCGTCAGACAGCAGGGCGCCGACAAAATGCCTCACGTGGAAATTTCTCCCGCCAAGGCGATGATCCGGCGCGCCCAGCCGAGGCCGAAATTCTGCCAGGCTGGCAGGCGCGCGGAAAAATCCAGCCGCCGCGCCAAAAAGTCCCGGGCAATAGCAAGTGGTTCAGCGCCGCCAAGTGCCGCAAGCGTGGCGGGACCCAGTGCGCCATCGGCATTGCAACCGGCGGCCTGCTGCAGCCAGATAATCGCGCGGCGTGGACCAGCATTGACCGCCGAATCAAACGCCACCAGCGCGATCGGCAATGGCAGGGCATCGCCTTGCAGAACGGCCCAGTAATCACGCCGATAAATCGCTTCGGCCGCATCCTCGGTGAGATCTTGAATATCGAGCTGAGGATATGCCGCGGCGCTGATGCCGTATTTGGTGCCACGCAATTCACCACTGCCGATCGCGCCGCCGGTCCAGTTGCCGGGGTCGGCGGCGTTGTTGGAATAGCCGCCTTCCGTGCCAAGCGTGAAGGCAAAGCAGCGCGGAAAATTATCCATGAAACAGACTCGCCGCCAGGCCGCCACAAGCGGCCGATAATAGGCTTACGATCATCATGCTGGCACGGCGCTCCGCGTCCCGCTCACCGCGCACTCGTGATAGGTCAGCCCGCAATTCGCTCACGCTCGCCACGAGCTCATCGACCTTGTTGAAAAGTTTGTTGATGAGATTGTCTTCCTGGACCAGGTAGCGGACACGCCAGGCCTCGATTGAATCCGCCTTGGTTTCCAAGATACCTATATCCTGCCTGATACCATTGATATCGTCGCGCATGGCAGCGATATCGGACCGCATGATGGCGACCGAATCTGACTCCAAATTTTGCCTCCTTATGCGGGTGAATTCGAAAGGGTAATAGGATACGTCGTGGCTTGGAGGGGAAAATTGACATTCCAGGCGGAGCCGAGGTCGCCGCCGATATTCCAGTTGGATGGCGGCGTTATGCTGGCTGCATTGTCTGTCACCGCGTCGCCGCGGCCGATCTGCGTGCTGCCATAGGGGTAGAAAAACAGCACGCTGGCAGAGGCATTGGTAATGGATGCCGCCAATGTGACCGATATATGCGTCGCGTCGACGCGCGCGGCGGCGGTCGCGGTGATGATCGTGCCGGGCGTGGCGACGCTACCGCCATCCATCACCGCGAAGCCAGCGCCATTGGCGGCCTGCAACGGCACCAGCAGATCGTTGCCGGAATCATGTGAAACCGTGAGAATGATATTGGTGTTGGACGCGCGATACACATGGGTGATCTGCGGCCCGCCTTTGGCCGGCAGACCGCTAACAGGCAAGGCCGTGGCGGCGATTGTGTCCGCCAGTCCCATGCCTAACGCCGCGCGGCCGGCAACATGCGCGCCGATCCGGCCATAGCGTAGCAGGTCCGGCTGGTCGCGGTGCTGCGGATCGCCACCGCTATAAATTCCAGTCACCGGATTATAACTCGCGTTCAAAGGATTGGAGTCAGCAGTCTGCGGCGCGAAAACAATAATATTATTGGCGCTGACCGCGGCCAGATCCGTAATCGATTCACGGACCATCTGCACACCGTCATTGGTCTCATACGGAATCGCATTCCACGCCAGAAGTGGCAGGCTGGCGGCGGATCGGCCCAGCAGTCCGCGCGTCAGCGAAAGCAGCCGCAACACGCTGGCCTTGTAAAGCGATTTGTTGGCATAGGGCATCGTGCTGTCCTGCTCGGACCAGGGCCAGATGATGAAGGCGATGTCGGCTTCATCGAGCGCCGAAACCAACGCATTTGTACCGGTAAGATAGGCGCTGAGCGCGATAAAATCCGGCCCGCCAATCCAGGTCGAAGGGTCAGAACCATCGCCCGGATTGGTGAGAAACGTACCATTGGCGCTGCCCGGCGGAAATAACGGCGGCGACGAGTTGGAAATCGGGTGGCCGGAAACGACCGAGTAGCGGTTCGGCGAATTATATGTGCCGGCGATCGCGGCGGTCGTGGCATAGGATGCCGCGCCGAGATACCAGGCAATGCCCTGCGCCAGCGCCAGTGGCGCGCCAGCATTGATAAACCAGGCCGCGTTCGACTGCCCCATCACCAGCAGACTGACGCCCTTGCGCGTACCCAGAACCCAGCGGGCCTGACAGGCGATCAGCGTGGTGATTTCGGTCGCGCTTAACGCGCGCTCCCAATTCGCGGCCTCATGAAACCAGCACTGCGCGGAGCCCTGGATGCTGCCATCATGCAGCAGCAGAACCTGACCATTGGCGCTGGCGGCAAGAGGATTGGTGACATGGCTTGCAACCTGCACGCCGTCCAGCCAGACATCCACGCCAGTGCCCGGCGTGTTGCGCAGAATAATCGCGTGCGAATGCCGGCGCGCCACGGCGCTGCTGAGAACGGTCTGGCTGGTCGTGCCGGGAAATAGAGTCAGATTGCTCCCCGCCGAGCTATCCGCCTGCAAGATCGTGGTGTCGGAAACATTGCAATGTATCAGCGGGATCGCGCTGGCATTGACATAATAGGTCCCCTGCCGCCAGTTCGGCCGGGTCCACACCAAATATCGCGTCCAGGCAGCACCGGCGCCGAGTTCAAAGCCAGGATGGGAGAGGCCCCAGTCCGGATCAAGACTGGGACCGTAATTGACAATGGCCGCGTCCGGCGCGCCGAGACCACCGAGATAACCATTGACGCGGGGTATCGCCTGGGTAGCGGCCGGGTTTGTATCGCCCACGATATGATAGGGCGTCAGCGGTATGTCACCGCCGGATTTATCCACCACGGCGCTAACAACCATGTTGCTGGCCGTTAAAGCCGATCCGTTAACGTCCAGCATGCCGCCTGGCAGACCGGCATCCCACCAGCCCGACAGGCCGGTGATCGCGGAAGGGTAAGGGCCGCTATAGACACCCGGCGGCGGCGTGCTGCCGGCAGGCAGCGACGCGACCAGAGCACGTTTATTCGGCCCGATTGCCAAAGGCGAACCGGCGGCATTGAAGAGCAGGGTCATGTCAGGTGACGCTGACAGTGAAGCTGCTGACCGCCAGGGCGACACCGGCCGTCGTTTCCACCCAGACATAGTAACTGCCGGCGGTCGCTGGCGTCGTATAGTAAACCGCCCAGAGCGTATTGCTATAAATGACCGAAGCCGCCTGCCAACCGGTTGTCGGCGCGACGGTATTAGAGGTGGAAAGCGCCACCTGCACGGAGGCCGCCTGCGCCGGCGTCACCGCGCCATTTAAACCAATCGTGCCGGTGCCGTGGGGATAACTGCCACCCGGATTATTGAAGCCGAGGCTAATGGTGGGCGCGGCGGAGACGGTGATGGCGCCGGAAACCGCATTGACGCCAGTGGCAGGATCCTGCGCCCAGGCGTAATAGGTCCCAGCGGCCGACGGTGTGAGCGAAGCGGAGATGCTGCCGGCGCTATTGGTGGCCGCCACCCACCCGCTGGTGGGGGCTGTCGTATTCTGCGTTGCCAATTGCACATTCACCGCATCGCTCGCCGGGTAAACCGTGCCAGAAACCCCTAATGCGCTGCCAGCCGTGCCGGTCGCCGCGGCGGAAATGCTGAGCGAAGCCGCATTAACACTAACGGCGCCGGAAACCGCCTGCACACTGGTTGCAGACGTTTGCTGCGCCCAAATATAGATAGCGCTGGTCGCCGTCGGGATGACGCTGACGGTCCAGGCGCCATTGCTCACAGTCGCATTCTGCCAAGTGGCGGGCGGCGTGGTGGCGCTGCTGGAAATCCCGACACGCACGGCAGCAGACCCTGGTGAGACGGTGCCGGAAACCGCCAGCGCCGCGTTCAGCAGCGTGGATGCCGGCAGCGCATTAATGCCGATGCTGGGCGCCGTGATGGTGAAGCTGTTCGAGACACCAAGCACGGCCGTGTTCCCATGGTCCCGCACGCGCAGCGTATATGTGCCAGCCGCCAGGCCCGGCATCGTGAAGCTATAGGCGTTGGCGGAGATCACCGGGCTGGTCGCGGCGGTCCAGCTGGTGCCGCCATTGGTCGAATAATCAAGCGCGGTCGGGGCATCGTTGAAAATACCGCCACCGACAGTGAACGCGGTGCTGGGCGACGGCGGCGAGATACTGCCGACCGTAATTGTTGGCGCATTCGGCGTGACTCCGCTCCACCAGACCAGCGAGCCGCCAGAATAAGCAAGACCAAGCAAAGTAGCTGACGCGCCGGGCGGCAGGCTGGTGGCGCCCGAACCGGAGGTAATGCCGGTCCCCATCGTAACCGACCCGGCCGCAAGATTGACCAACGTACAAGAAAAACCTGGTCCCATATTGGCGAAATTCGCGCTCAAAGAAATTGGCGCGCTGGCAACCAAAATTCTGGCATTATGCTCGGTTGCATCCAGCACAGTATTGCTGGTGAGCTCAACAACCCCCGGCTTAAAGCTCGGCAGTTTCGCCTGCATATAGGTCCAGAGCGCGGAAAAACTCTGCACGCATAGCGCGCTGCTACCTTGGGCAACCAGCAGTTCATCACTATCAGCCGCCGGTCCGGCCGCGGGCAACTGATCGATGGTCTGGCCGCCTAGGAGCTGGCCATAAGGCATCCAGGCGGTCGCGCCATTCTGCCAGATGGCGACATAGTCCGACGCACCAATAGAGCTGACGGAATTGCCGGCCGCCGGCGCCGCAAGGCCGGACCCTGCAGCACCCGTAGCACCTTGCGGACCGGCGGGACCAGCTGGCCCTGGCGGGCCTGCTGGCCCGGTGACAGAGGACGCCGTAACGGTGATAACACCATTAATATCTATACTAACACCTGTCCCAGCGCTGAAAAGTCCACGCAGGCTGGTAATCGGCAATAGATACGGCGTGTTGCCGTTGCTGATGACAAGTTCATCCGATAGCGACATTGCCGCCTGCACCGGAAAACCTGCATGGTCCGCGCCAGTCGCGGCCAGCGCACCGGCAGCCAGACTCAAGCCCGTGCCGACGCTCAACGCTTCCGGTGCGCCGGCGCCGCTACTTTGACGGCCGAGCAGATCACCGGTCGGGACATTGATCACCGGCTGCATGCCGGCGGTAAGCTGCGAAACCGTGACTGAATAGAGCAAGCCGGCTTGCGACAGCGGCAGTAGATCACCAGCGCCAACGTTGGCGACGGGCGGGAGTTGGGCAATCGTCGTCATGCTTGTTGGTTCCTTACGCTACAGCGACCCAATTGGTGCTGCCTGTACCGGACTGTTTCACCCAGAAGGTGGCACCGACACCGCCATTGAGATTCCTGAATGTCGAGCCCGCGGGTGCCGAGATGACATTCAGCGGCGAGCCCCGGCCGATCAGTTCCACTGCGCCAGTTGACTCCGCATCCGATAGCAAGCGGACAACGCCGCTACCGGCCGGATGGAGCGAAATATCGCCCGACTGGGTACGCAATGTCACGCTGCCATCGCCATTCGGCGAGACATAATCGCTTTGTGAAAACCGCGCCGCGCGCCAGCCACCAGCATTGCCAACCCAGTCGATGCTCGCACCGGCCGGAATGGTGATGGGTGCGCCGGTCCAGTTGCTTTGCGCGGGTGAACTGCCAGCAGCCGCAAACACGACAGCGCTTATGCAATCCACTGTCACGCCGCGGTTCTGCAACACCGGCAAGCCAACCTGCGCAGTAGCGGTTGCACCAATACCGTTTCCAGATATTGTAACGGTTGTTCCGGCACCATAACCGGACCCAAAACTGCTCATCTGAATGCCAATGACTTTACCACCAGAAATCCAGGCAGTGGCCGCCGCACCCGAACCCGAACCGGCAAAGCTGACCGTGGCGCTGGTATAACCACTGCCACCATTAACAACTTTCGCAAAGGTAATGGTTCCAAATGCCAGATTCGCTTGCGAGGTGATCATGCTCGTAACCGGCGCGGTGGATTGCGACACGCTGACGGTATCGACAATATCGGGAACCACCAGAGTATAGACACCGTTGATCGCCGCCGGATTAACTGGCCACCGTGGCGTGAAATTCAGCACATTGCCACGCAGGATCAAGCTATCGGTATATGGCGAAATCGCATCATTCAAATTGGCGCCCGGGTTCGCCAAAATAATGTTATCCGCTATCAGAACATTCTGCGGCGCATCTCGCAGCAAAATCGCAACCACATTGCCGCTATAATTGATCCAGTTTCCAATAATCGAAAGATCGCTGCAGGTGAGGTTGAAACATCCGCCACGGCCATCTGATTCAACATTCTGCACGTCAATCCCAACCCCCGTGCAGTCCTGCAGAAAATTATCCCGCGCCATGCAATACTGGCCACCGCCAATATTCAATCCAACCAGAGCGCCATTAATATAATTGTTCGAAACCTCGGTATAAATCGCACCGCCGCAGTCAATCCCGAACGCGGAATTGCCTGTGATCATATTGCCGCTGACCTTGCAATAACCAGTATCGCAGAGAATACCAGCACCGCTCGCTGCGATTGAGCTGTTATTGGCGCAAAGATTGCCAGAAACCAAAATGTTCCGGCCAGAGATATAAATGCCGTAATTGCGGTTGGTAAAGCAGTTATTGGCCGCGACAACAGCGCCCAAAACGTCGGGGTTGGCGTTGCCATAAATTAGAGGCGTCGTGTTATTGGCAATGAAGTTACCAACAACGATGCCACAAACATTATTCCAGCACGTGTTCCCAATAACATGGACTTCACGCAATTTAAGCACGAACGCCGGGTCCTCGCTGTCGATATGAATTCCATCACTGGAATTATCATGGCAGCGGCAGTTCGTAATGCTGAATGCATCTAATGCCTGAACGTAAATGCCGTGAACGCTATTGGCCGTAAATTCGCAATTATCTACATGGTGTTGGGTAATCGCCGGATCACTGGAGAGGTAGCTCAGGCCATACCCATTGCTAGATCCCTTCGCATTCCGGAAAAGACAACGGGTCACAAGCGATTTCGCGCAACTGGGCTGCACGGCAACACTCAAAGTGTTGCTCGTAATCGCCGTATTGGCATCAAAGATGATGCCATCCATGAACAAGGTGGCGGCTGATATACTGATCCAGGCGGGAGTGGTGGACGTTCCGAGTTTGGACTGCGCTGGGCGCGTTAGAACCGTCAGGCCAGGAACACCAAGCAGCGTGCAATCGGTACCGGTGATGTCGCACTCACCCGCTATCGCATAGGTCTTGGCGGCGAACCGCACCGGGTTGCCAGAGGCAATCGCCGCCAGCAAGGCCGCGCTATCATCGGTAACGCCATCCCCCACGGCGCCAAAATCCTCGATCGCGATCGCGTTGGATGCGAGCGCGGCCAGTGAACGCACCTTGCTGCCGCCAGCCGCCGTCGCAACCAGCGCGCCGCCGGGCAAGCCAGACACGCCACCCATAGCGCTCAGAAAATTCGCATAGGTAACGCCGGCATTTGTGCCGCTTTGACCAAGCGGCACGATATCGCCCGGCGCGGGCGGCGTGCCGGCCGGCAAGGACGGAATGACAAACGGTGCAGCATTAGCTGACAGGGTGCTGCCGGAGACAGATAGGTTGGCGCCGATTGTAATCGGGACTGGCGCGGCATTGCCCGGCCCCAAACCACCCAGAAGCGTATTTTGCGGCAGGCTTAAAGCAGGTTGCGTGCCTGCGATAATTTGCGCGCGGGTGGCATATAATGTCTGGCCGTTTTGAAAAATCGGGATTTCATCGGTATCAGACACCGACGTCGCCGGCGGCAATTGTCCAATTGTCGGCATGTACGATACCTCAGGTGGTTGTGAGTGGTGTACCAGTCGGGCCGGTCAAAGGCTGGCCGGACGGCGTCGTTAGCGCCCCCGCGGCGGCCGGCACCGAGGCTAGTGTTACGACTGGAAGAGCTACAGTGCGCGCGATCGTCCGCCCGCCGGTTGTCGTTAGATTTATCGTAACCGCGTAGGTTGTCAGTGGCTGCCCGCCGGCCAGCCAAAGCACCGCCAACGCCCCATCCGCCGTGGCAGATATCAACGACAAGTCTCCGGGATTGTTGGGACTGACACTAACATCCAATGTGCTGATTGAATCGCCGGGGTTTGCGGTCAAGGCGGGCGAAATATCAAACACATAATCCAGCGTATCGGCCGGGTCCTTCGCGGGCCAGATCAGGCGCGCGGCAGGCGGAATTTGCGGGCCCCGCGGGGTGGGCACAAAACCGTCAATCTGCAGATAACGAGCATTAGACGGACGCCATAAATGAGTGGCCGGAGTGCTCATGTCAGAACTCCACAATCACGATGCCCGGCGCCCCAGCGCCGCCCGCGTAGCCGGTGGGGCTACCGCCCACACTGGTACCACCGCCACCACCGCCACCACCGAAACCGGTCGCGGAAACGCCCGGCAAGGCGCCGCTCGTGGCCCGGCCATTGCCCGGTCCGCCGCCATCCCCGCCGCGGCAGGCAACCGCAATTGAATCGCTCCCCCACGAGCCGCCTATATTGATCTGGCCACCGGTACCAGTGCCACCGCCGCCGCCCGCCATTGCGAACAGAGCCGCCGTACCGCCATTCCCACCGGAGCCGCCGGTCGCCGACATGTAAGGGCCGAAGCTCGACGTTCCACCGTTATTGCCATTCGCCTGTGAGGTCAGGACCGCCCCTCCGGCGCCGACTGTCACGGCAATGCTCTGTCCCGGGACCAGGCCGGTCACCACACCAATCGCCTTACCGCCAGCGCCGCCACCGCCACTAGGTAATGTAGTATGATAGCCTCCAGAGCCACCGCCACCAATGACGGTGACACGCACGCTATTCACACCGTTCGGGACCGTGAACGTACCCGAGCTCGTGAATACCTGCATGCTGGCAAAACCAGGCCTTAACGCGGGCAGCTTGTAATTGAGAAACGGAGCAGCAGGCAAAGTGGAAATATTGGCGGCGTTAATCGTGGTCTGCCCATAATTAACGGTAATAACATAAAGTCCAACCCAGCCCGTATCGACAGCCGGCGTTGTTTGCGTGCCCGCTACCGCCGCGGCACCAGGTTTCACCTGCAATTGCACACGTTGCGTCCGCTGCGTATTTTGCGCGGTGCCCGAATTATTCGGCCCCGAATAAGGCAGAGCCGGATTCGCGGCATTGACATAGGGCAGCACCACCGGCGACGCATCAGTTTCCGAGAATGCCGCTTCGATCAGAAAGTTGACTGATTGGCCAGAGCCAGTTGGTGCGGCCAGAGTGAAGCTGGTTGCATGCAGATTGATGCCAGTTTTGACGATTTGGTCACTCAGATCGGCCGCCAGCGAACCATAGGCGGTGCTATCCAGCGTTGATAGCTGGGTAATGCTGCCGGGCCCGACATTGACAGTGAGCGACGCCGGCACCGAAGGCGTGCAGCCCAACCCATCCACCACCACATTGCTGCCTAGCACCGCCGCGGTAAGTGCCGCCACCCCGACCATCGCGTTACGGTTCAAGCCAAGAATATCCGTATCCAGCGGGATGCTCCCGGGATAGACGATGTTCCGATCCATTTTTAACCCTCAGTTTGTGATATTTGTCCAGGCGACACCGGCGGCCGGCAAAACGTTCGCGATCGCGGCATAAATATCTTCGTCGGTTACCATGCCAGGAAATTCGGACGTATCGGCATAAAACATCGGCGCCGTGTTATAACCGCCAGGACCCGTGCCATAGCCGCCAGCATTACTGACAGGCGTCGCATTGGGGCGATATGCCGTGACAAAAAACTGTAGCGGCAAAGAAGCGCAGCCATAGCCACCGGCTAGATTATAACCAAGGTTTACGTTGTAGCCACCGGTATCGGTCGGATTCAGCGGCTCGAAAATCAATGGTTCGCGGCCAGTAATATTGACCAGCGCCGCAACAACACCAGCGCGCGTTGCCCGCTCCGCGATCAAATTGGCCCGAATGCGCGCGCTATAGGCGGCATCCGCCTCGCCCGCGCGCCGCGGCAGTGCCAGACCAAAATAATCGCTGGCAGCAATGTCGAGAAACACGCCGCTGGCGGTCGCTAACCTTGCTTGTAGTTTAACTGTTGCGAGCAGGCCGTACAACTGGCTCCACGCATTCGCGAGTCCAGTAAGCACCGCGTCCAGAATCGGCGTTGCGTCAGCAAACCATCTCGCCGGCAGAACCATTTTAAGCCGTGCCAGCATGTCATTCGTATCGCCAGTCATGTCGATCATGCCACCGTGATGGTGCCGGCACGGATCACGCCGAACAAAGGTGGCGTGAGATCGACAGTCCCGCCATTGAGCAGCACCGCCGACAGATTCGTGACCGAAGCGGATGCCGTATAGGCCAACTGCGCCAGGCGCGTATAGTTCAGCGTGGCGCCGATGCCCAGGCTTGCGATATAGGATTCAATCGCATCCGCAACCGCCGCAACGGCGACCTGATGCGACGCACCGGCGGATGTCGTAAGCGTGAGCGATATATTGGCAAGCAGACTCGCCGGTGGCTGCACCGCGAAGCTGCTACCGATAGGCCGTACGGCGTCCACCGCCTGCTGCACCACGCTCAGCAACGAAGCCGGGGGATAGCCTGATCCGTCATCCACGGTGACAACAAAATGTCCCATCTGCGGGTTACCCTGCTGATCAATATTTTCGTTGACCTGATAGCTCAGCCCCTGCTGGATGCCGGCTATCGCAGCACCAATGGCCGTGACGGTGGCACGCGACAGGCTGGCGAGGTAGTTACCGAATCTGGCACGAAAAGCGGCGTCGCTTTCCGCGTCCAGTCCATTCGTCAAGGCACTGTTATTGGTTACCGTATCAACGCCCGCCACCGCCGAACTCAGCAGGGCAATGGCGCCCGGCTGCACATTCCCGGCGCTACCGGCCATCAGAGCCACAACCGGCACGTTAAGGCTCGTCATCCCGGCAGCCAGATTATAACCGGCCGGGGACGGACTGAACGCCGTGTTTGTAGGATCGGCAATTACCGTAAAACCTTGTGTATTCGCCGCGGTGCTGACATTGGTGCCGACCGGAATAAAGGCGGCCATGCTAGGCGTGAAGCGCGAGAAGGTTACAATACCGTTAGACGCCACCGCCGCCAACCGGGTAAAGCCGAAATCGGCGCCGAAACTATCGCAATCCGTCCCTGTACTGGTGGCCAGCCTAGTAGCAGCCAATACTTGCACAATAAGCCATTGCAGCCATAACGCGGTTGCTGCGTTAGCTTCCAAAATTGCACGCAATACTGAACCAACCGTCAGATCGAGCAATGTCTGCGCGGCCCCCTGCACGGCAGCGGCCATGCCGGCCACCAGCGTGGAGAAATTCTGCAAAGATAGCTGCATGATACCCTATACTGAAAAACTGAGGAGATTGGTTTGCCCGGTGGCAGCATCAGCGTAACGCAACGTCAGTGTCACGGTGCCATCAACATTGACTATGGTTGAGATCGAAGGTGCCGGCGTTTGCGCCACCGCGGCCTCTTGCAAAATCTGCGCCCGCGCGGTCCCGTTAATCGCCGCCGCCGCACCAGGCTGACCAACAAATTGGCCAAGCCCCGCACCATAACGCAACTGCCAGATATAGTCGCCGGGGTTCGTCAACAAGCGGCGGAGAACGCGCTGCTCCGTCAATTCCGGTCCATCGGCCAGCGCAATATCGCCGGTAGAATTAACCCGAAGATCGCCGCCAAACTGCAGTGCCAGATCAGCCATTACACAATCACCGACGGCAAACCGGTCGTCCCACCCTGCGGGTCCAAATGTGTATGGCCGTCATATGCACCACGCAGCGCCGCCAGCGTGCCATGCGCGCCATTCTGGTCGGATATATCGCCCGTGACAACCAGATTGCCGGTGATATTCACCACTGGCGCCTGCAACGCGATTGTACCGTCATTATGCAATTTCAAAAAACTTCCCGTTTTATGCTGCAACCATAGCTCACCACTGGGTGCCGCCATGGGTTGATCGACTGACGACCAGACCGCGCCGATAACCACACCCTGTTCGGCATCACCTTCTTGCGCCAAAACCAATACCTGGTCGCCCGGCGTCAAAGGCGCTGCCAACCCCCACCCTGCACCTACCCAGGCGGAGATAATCGGCAGCCACCCGGTTAAAACATTTTCAGGCTGCAAAAGCACTTTTGCCGCATAAGCAGCCGGATCAAAACTAGAGACCAGACCAAAGCGCGTGGTACCGGCCATGCCGTCCAAGCTGCTCGCCCTGGCCTTCACCGTATTCCAGAACTGGTCCATCGGCGGTTGCCCTTATGCCGCATTCGCGTAAGCACGAAAGGTCTGGATAAATCCATGTTCGGCATCAAGCGATCGCCGAATAGCCTCAACGGTATAAGTCTGGTCGAGCCCCACCCCGGCCCCGCTGAGTATGATTTGCGCGGATGGTACCATACTCACATCCCCAGGCATTGTAATTGTCAAAATTTTTCCATGCTGCGACAAAGTGGCTAGATGATTGGTCGCGATCGCATCGGCTTGGGCTGCTGTCAGATTTGGCCGGATCAAAATTGTTCCGCTTGACGCTCCAGCTGTCTGAGATACCGCTGTCTTGCCTCGACTATTCCAGGATTTGACCGTCGCCGCTGTAGGAATGGTCGTTGCAATGTCGAACTCCAATGTCAACGCATTGCTCGGGGTCAGCAGGACCGGCCGCAGATTCGGCCTAGGACCAAAATTCAACGTTGTGCCGTTTACGGATAGTATGAATCCTTCAAGCTGCGCCAGCTGGAATAGAAGATTCCACGCCGTGCCGCTGCCGGAATAGAGGGCCAATGCGTTGCGTGCGTGATCCAGCTCGTAATACTGTCCGACCGGCGTTGCTGTCGCCGTGATATTTGGACTCAGACCAAATCGGTTCGCGATCAAATCCGCAATCTGGCTAGACGTCTGATTATTGAATGTCTCAAAAATCTCTGCATCGATCAGCCTCGCCGCCAGATCACGCCCGGAGAGAATCGCTGTTTTATTCAAAAGATCAATCCGAATATTGTCGACCTGCCCCGTGATCAGATTCGTAAACCCGAC